AGTAACCGCAAATGACGAAAGTTATAAGCTTGCTGCCTAATAGGTAAGCGGAGTTTCGATGGATGAACTTAGCAACAGAATCATCCATCATTTTTTAAAACAACAACGGAGTAACAATGAAGAAATCTCTATTAATTTTGGCATTATTAAGTGCTGGTATAGTACAAGCTCAAGTAACAACAAACTTGGGTGCGACTAGTGATTACCGGTTCCGTGGAATCAGTCAAACTCAAAACGCACCTGCATTACAAGGTGGTATTGACTATGCTGATAAGAGTGGCTTTTACGTTGGTAACTGGAATTCATCCGTCAGTTCACAATTATATACTAACGGTTCAGGTTTAGAAAGTGATTTATATGCTGGATATAAGAAAGAAGTTGTAGGCGTAACATTAGATGTTGGCTCTTATAACTATTTTTATCCACGGGCTTCTGTAGGTAAAACAAACTACGATACTAAAGAAGTTTATCTTGGTGTAGCAAAAGGTCCTGTTTCTGTTAAAGTAAGTCAATCACTAGGTGATTATTTTGCTACTAGTAATAGTAGAGGTACAAGATATTACCAAGCTGATGTGTCATATCCAATTGCTGGCACAAAAGCAAGTGTTCTCGCTCACGCAGGTAAAACTGATATTGCTAACAACACAACTTTGGATTATAATGATTATAACTTTGGTTTAGGTTATAATATTGCTGGCTTCGATGTATCTGCCAAGTATTATACTAACAGCAACAAGACTTCAACATTTCAAACAGCTAACACCTTAAACGGTCAGAAGTTGTATAAAAATGCGGCTGTATTGTCTGTATCAAAGACGTTTTAATTAATAGAGTTTGACTGTTCTCTTTAAAAACAGTTCCTCAAAACCCCTCCACAATATCAGAAGTTCTTGGAGACCAAGGTCAAAGTATTGGCCGTAATCTAAAAGGAGATATGATGCGTATTAAACACACAATAACATCATCTTTATTAGTAGTATTTTCATTGTTACTATTAACAATTAACATTGCAATACCGACCAGTAGAAATATCGCACAACAAGTTATGATTGCAGATATTGGTCCAGAATTCAGTAAAGAATTAAACTGCTTGGCTGAAAACATCTACTATGAATCAGCAAGCGAAACATTTGAAGGCAAATTAGCAGTAGCACAAGTTACAATCAACCGTGTTAATTCAGGCAAGTTTTTAGATACTGTCTGTGGTGTAGTTAAACAAAAGAACAATATTAATGGTTCTACTGTATGCCAATTTTCATGGGTGTGTACCTCTGTTCATACAATGATTAGGAATCCATACCAATGGCAAGAATCATTAATTGTAGCAAGAAAGGCCTTGACAGAACCTTTTGTTCATGATATACTAGCACAAAGAAATGCAATGTATTATCATGCAGTTTATGTAAAACCCGGTTGGAAACTTCCAGTCGTAACAAAAATAGGTAATCACATTTTTTATAGTGAGAGAAAAATATAGTATGCCAACTAAAGATGAAATTAGAGATTTTAGTGTATTGATTGAAGAATTAGCCACAAAATTAAGATGTACCAGAATGGATGCAATTCTTGAGCATTGTAAAGAAACTGGATTAGAAATTGAGGTGGCATCCACCTTGATTTCATCCGCACTCAAAGCATTAATCAGAGAAGAAGCACAAGAAAATAATATGTTGAAAAAGACTTCTAAATTGCCTTTATAATATGACTGAAAATACCGGGTTTGAAGCTTACAGATTATGGAATGCTTTGAAATTACACTTCACATCCGATTCTTATGATTACTTTAAGTATCATGGTAAGACGAATGTATCTAAACAAACATTTACCACAAACAAAAGTAAGTTTCAATTTTATAAGTTATCTCGTAAATATGATTTAGAAGAATTGAAATGCTTTTATGTGTCCAATTTCATTGAAGGTAATGGTGATTGGGTAGGTGATTTGTTACAAGATGGTGATGATAATTACACCAAATGGAAAAAGAGAATTCAAAGCTTGACATATACATTTGAGAATGATATAAGTTATATGTTTGATAGTGTTGATGGTGCTGAATTTTGGAGCATCGAAGATTACTTCAAACCTATTGATGGTGGTTGGCCAATGTTAATCACCAAACTAATGCAGAAGAAAATATCTTTAGAAACGGTGTGTATATTGATTGATATTCTTGGTTGTATGCCAAGATGGGAAAAGCAAATTACAGAAGATGTTGTTTGGCCAACATGGCATAGAATCATTAAAAAATACACTCCATTTTTAGAATATGATAAAGGTAAACTTAAGCAGGTAATAAAAGAAAAGATACAGGAACACGCTTGACAAAGCATAAATACTATGATATACTAGCAGTTGATTATGAGAATTATTTGAAACACTCCGTTTATACACCGTTTATACGAAAGGAAGTACCCTATGAGTTCATTCGCAAACTTAAAGCGCCAATCTGGCAACCTTGATAAGCTATCCAAAGCAATCGAGGCATTAAATCAAACAACCGAAGGTGGTTCAGAAAAGTCAGATAATTTCTGGCGACCAGAAGTAGACAAAGCCGGTAACGGTATGGCTACTATTCGTTTCCTACCAGCACCTGCTGTTGATGGTGACGATTCATTACCTTGGGTCAAAATCTTCTCACATGGATTCCAAGGTCCTGGTGGTTGGTTAATTGATAATTGTTTGACAACCAAGAATCAACAATGTCCAGTATGTGAGCACAATTCTACACTATGGAATTCTGGTATTGAAGCAAACAAAGATGTTGTTCGTAAACAGAAACGTAAGCTAAACTATATCACTAATGTGTATATCGTTTCGGATCCTAAACATCCAGAAAACGAAGGACAAATTAAGTTGTTCAAGTTTGGTAAGAAAATCTTTGATAAGATTTCAGAAGCAATGAATCCTCAATTTGCTGACGAAGAAGCAATCAATCCATTTGATATGTGGAAAGGTGCTAACTTCAAGTTGAAGATTCGTAAAGTAGAAGGCTATCAGAATTATGATAAGTCTGAATTTGAATCATCCTCTGCATTACTTAATGATGATGATGAACTAGAGAAGATATGGAAGTCTGAATTTTCTTTGGCAGAAATGACTGGTGAGAAGGAGTTTAAAACTTATGATGTATTGAAGCAACGCCTTGATAAAGTTTTAGGTCTCAATGGTGAGGCACCAAAGACGACCGTAGAACAAACCAAAGCAAAGACTTTTGATGCACCTAAGAAAGAACCTGCATTGGTATCAGATGATGATGATTTAAGTTATTTCAGTAAGTTAGCTGAAGAAGATTAAACTTAAAATACTTTAGTTTAGAACCCACCGCAAGGTGGGTTTTTTATTATACAACTCTGGTAGAGTATAATATCATATCAGAAAATGTTTTCTCTGTATTTCTAACTGATGGTATTTTACCTATTGCTTGTTGTGGCTTACTGTTATTAGAAACATTTGTATTATTAACTGTTGTTGCTGGTGCTGGATTAGGAGTAGGTGGTAAATTTAAATTTTGATTTTCATTTACCTTTTCATTTAATGGCGCACTAGTTGGTGCTGAAACAGGCGGTGGTGGTGTTGATGAAACAGGGGATGCAGGTACTGGTGCAGTTGCAGCCGCTGCAGCCGCTGGCGCAGTTACAGGAGTTGCCGTTGGTACTTTCTTTGTGCCATCAGGATTATAATATTGAGCATATTTTTCATCCCAAGTTTTTTTCTTTGAATCGCCTTTCAAACCTCCTGCTGTTGGCCTAGGTTCAACTGTCTCTGGCATAACAGATAATTTTTTTTCTTGAAATTCAGCAGTTTGGTTTGTTGGAGTATTATTATCAATAGGTTTTTGTAAACTTTTTCCGCCAGGGTCAGGTTTGCCGGCAGCAATTGCTTGTATTCTTTCTATTCCACCAAAAGATTCAATATCTCTAGTTTTTGCTTTACCTTCTGGTTGATCCAATATTGCTTGAGCATCATCTTTTGATAATTTTAATTGAGTAAAATCTGTTTTCTTTTCTTTAAAAGCTTTTTGAGCTAATTTACCTTCATTTTCAGACATTCTTTTACCATATTCACTATCATCCAAAAATTCTTTTGCTTTATACATACCAATTGCCCAAGCGATTGCAGCAATTACGGCAGGATTACCCAAAAGAAAACGACCAAAGCTAAGTAATGATTTCATTAATTCACCAGTAAACATATCTAATATTGGTTGTATGAATTGTTTCATGTCATCAATCATTTTTTTAACGAAATCAATAATACTATCAAACATACCACCACTTTCTTCTTTTTTATCTTTACCAACAACAGTTGCAGTTTGTTTTCCTCCCATACCTTTGATAGCGGCAATTAATTCATCATGCCTTCTTTTCTTTTCCATTTCACGACCTTCAGCCATATTATTTTCTTCTTCTCTGGCCAATTTTTCAGATGAATTGTTTTCACTTAATAAACTATAAATTTTATGCAATATGTCTAATGAAGAACCACCTTCTTCAACTTTACCTAATTTACTTGCAGTTTCAGTACCTTTTCCTTTACTCTTTGAACCAGTAAAATGTTCTATATCTTCTTGACTTCTACCCATCATTCTACCAGCAAGTGCAGTACCAAGTTTAGAACCACCCATCATAAACTTAGCGATATTCAATGGATCCACTTTTTCTTTTAGGCCAGTTATTCTTGCTCTAGTGCCTTCTGAAATGGATTTTCCAATAGATGAACTAATCTTTTCTCCGCCAACTAAACGGTCTGTAATCCTACTGGATAGAGATTGACCTCTTATTTTTTTAGCGTCTTGATATCCCATTTTTGCCATTTTTTATCCTTTGGCTTTCTTTAAGAAAGCTGGTCTGTCATCTTCTTCTTTTGGTTTTTCTCTAGATGAAG